TCGCTAAACTGCGTCCTGCGGGTATACCTGGAGGAAGTCAATGCCTGAAATGGTGATCCGCCTTGACACCAGGAAACTGGATGAGATTGCCGACAAGCTGGGGCAAACCCGCGACCAGGTGCTGAAGAATGTGGCATTTGAAGTGGAATCACAGGCAAAGATAAACGCCCCAGTAGACACCGGCAACCTGCGGGCGTCCATCAACACCGAAAAGATAGAGGACGGCGTGTACCACGTCTCGGACGGCGTGACCTACGGAATTTATCAAGAGTTGGGACCGTCCGGCAGCGGGCGGGTGTGGAAGTACAAGCCCTTCATGCGCCCGGCGGTGGAAGCCGTTGCAAAGAAATTAAAAAGCATGTGGGAGGAGGCTTTAAAATGAGCGTGTATAACGCATTGGGATCAGCGATTTATTCCCGCCTGACGGGGGGAACGGCACTGATCGCAGCCCTGGGCGGTACAGCAATCTACCGCACCGTTGCCCCGGATACTGCCGGCTATCCCCGCGTGGTATTCTCGCACGTCACCGGCGGACCCGACAACATCACCCCCAGCGACAACAGAACGCAGATTGTTCAGATCATGAGCTGGTCTGACAACCAATCCGAAGCGGGCAGCATTGATGCCCTGGTATCCACCCTGCTTCACCGTTATTCCCTATCTGTTACCGGGTACACCGTATGGTGGTGCGCCCGTGAAACCGAGTACAGCCTGGTGGAAATTCCACCCAACGCCGATCCCATCTTTGGGGTGGGGGCTGACTATCGTATCCGTTTAGACCTTACGTAAGGAGAAACAGAAATGGCAGCTTATTCAGGAAGTGCATTATCCCTGTCATGGATTTACAGCGGCGGCACCGTTGCATTGAATGGCGATTATCGCCAGTGCAATTATGAGCCGTCCGTTGCCATGATTAACACCACCGCCGGCAGTGACGCCAACGAGGAATACATCACCGGCGTCAAGGGCGGGCAAGCCTCGTTCAGTGCATTGATGCAGGCGGACGGCACCGCCATGTTCACGGCATTGGCGGAAGGCACCAGAGGCACGCTGAAAATTTACCCAGAAGGCACTGCGGCAGGCAAACCCAGCATCACCATCCCGGCAATCAGCCAGGGCGTACGCTGGAACATTCCCTACAACGACGCGGTGGAAATCAGCGTCACCTGGACGCAAAACGGCGCACGGAGCTAACCCATGCAGACCGTGAAATTGAGTAATGGACGAGAGATCACGGTGGATATCGGGCGCATCAGCGTCAGGGAGTACCGGGCATTATTCAACCCGGAACAAAAGCAGGATGACGAAGATAGCACCCTGGCGAAAGTGGCAGGTCTGGCGGTGGATGAACTGTTAGACCTGTCACAGCCCGACTACCGGCGGATTATCACCGCCATGCTGGCAGACGCCAAGCAGCCGCTGGACGCTGACCCTTCTTAAGCCGGGCGGTGTATTGTGCCATCGCACACAATGCGCCGCCGCCCTGGGAATTGGTCATCTGGACAATCGCAGAGCGATTCGGCTGGACGTTGGAATATATCGAAAGCCTGCCAATGGAACGGATGTATGACTTCTTCAAGATAGAGGACGGCAGGATGAAAGCTAGCAGAACAGCGAGGATGCGACATGGCTGAAAAGGTTGCGAGTTTATACGCTGAAATCTCGGCGGATACCAGCAAACTGCAAAAAGGGCTTGGGACGGTACGCTCCGAGATGAAAACGACAACTGACGCCGTCGGGAAACTAAAAGGCGGTCTGTCATCCGTATCCGGGCTGAAATTCACCGAACTGGCGTCAGCCGTTGGACTGGCAAAGCAAGCCTTCCAGGTTGTATCTGCGGTGGTCAAGGAGACAGTCGGAGAATTTACCGCATACGCCAAAACGGTTGAGGACATGTCGCGGGTGACTGGATCGAGTGCCGAGGAAGTATCACGCCTCATCCAGGTATCAGATGATCTCCAAATATCAACCGCCTCGCTGGAACAGGCGATGGCGGGAGCCGTGCGCAAGGGCATTGACCCGTCAGTGGACAGCATCGCAAGCCTGGCGGATGAATACCTTGCCCTTGCCCCAGGGCTGGAACGGTCACAGTTCCTGGTGGAAAAGTTTGGCAGGTCCGGGCTGGAGATGGCAAAGCTGATGGAGCAGGGCGGCGACAAAATCCGCGACATGGGCGCAGCGGTGGATGACAGCCTCATTATCACCGATGAGGCAATAGAAGCCAATCAGCGGTACATGAAGGCAATGGACGATCTGGGTGATGCTGTCCAGGGGCTGAAAGTGCGGCTTGGGAACATCCTCATCCCAGTGCTGACGGACGCAGCAAACACGGCTATGCTCCTGCTCACATGGCAGGTGCAGCTTGACGCGCAGTATCGTTCGCACGCTAGCGAGATTGAACGCACCATCCCCGTTTGGGAGGACTACGCCCGTGAGTTGGTGCGGTCTGCGCTGGCGGCTGGTCAGTTGCACGGGATGGAGGCACGCAAAGCACGGGCGTTGCTCGATGGTGAGATAGCTGCTGAGCATCAGGCGGACGCGCTGAGCGACCTGGTAGCAGAGTTGGGGGGAGTCCGAGACGGCTACAAAGGAAACACCGAAGCAACCTGGGAGTGGAGTGATGCACTTCAC